GTAGCCGTCTTGGCTAAAAAAACGCCTTGCGACTTATTGCCTTTTTGTACGTTACACCGCTTGCAACAGGCCACAGCGTTATCAAAGCTAAGCACTAGCTCTGGGGCTTTACTAACAGGTATGACGTGATCTACTTGGTCTGCATCTGCCCCGCAGTAATAGCATACAAAGTTATCTCTAGACAGTACTGTATTTCTAAACTTGTACCGATAAGCTCTGTTTACTCTAGGGTCGCCACGCTTAGACACGTTTAAATAGCTCCTCAGCCTCTACTTCAACGCAGCCATAACACCAAGCCTCATAATCTCTATACTTGCTCCAGATAATTTCACTTTCATCACTAGGCAAACCGCAATTTTTGCAGATAATTATAGCCATTAGTACCAGCCTTTCTTATTATGATGGCGTAAGGCTTTACACGCATCACCCTTATAGATCCTATGGTTATCTATGTACTTTAGTCCTAAGTCTATCTGTTTGTAAGGGTTTGTTTCTTTCATATTTAATAACTGTGGTATGCCATAAGCGCTACTGTTTTTATTATTGGCTTTAGGCCGCCAATTACTTTCCTTAGTCCACAGCTTTTCAATACATACAAACTCTTTATATGAGCCTATCTTTATATGAGCATATATTTTATAGGCATCTATAGCGTTTATATCAGCGTTTGCGGGAACTTTTTGAAAAGACAGGCAGCCTACAATTAGGCATAGAGCTACCCTAAGATTACGCAGCTTGGCTGAGCTATCCGCTAGGGCGGCTCTGCCTGCGCGCAGTAATCGTACCGGGCTAGTCAAGCATTTAGTCATATTGTGGATAACTTAAACGGGGCTTGGGCGTGTTGTCCACAGGTTTTGCGATTCTGTGGATAACTTTTATTTAACAGGGCCATAATTTGTAGACCTATAAAGTTAGTGTAGGCCGGTGGTATCGCCTCTACTAATTCACCCCATAAGGCCCACTCTATCCCCATAGCTTGCCTCGCTTGCTCTATTGTGTCGGCTGTTTTACCCCCGCCCGGTATTTCATCACGCATAGAACCATAAACGCCTACTGGTCTAACGGTGTGATTACATAAACTGCCCGTCAAAGGTAAATTAGACTCAAAGAGCCGGTGTCTACGCACAGTTAAGCCAAAACTACTACCACATAACTGCACAGGGTCTAATAACGGCGCGCCTTTTACATTTTCTATAATATACGGTTTACCGCTTTGTAATAACATATCCCTAACAGGCTTTAATAAATCTAATTTACTTGTACTTTTACCCTGTGCGTTTCTAAGATGCTGCGTAATGCTGTAAGTTTGGCAAGGTGGGCTAGCGTGTATAACATCAAATTGCTGTAAAAAGTCAAGATCTAAAGCCATAACGTTACCGCGTTTGTAAGTATAAGGGTATCGCTTGCCGTGTTTTAAGTCTATGCCGGTAACCTCAAAACCTGCTTCCGCATAGCCGGCACTAGCGCCGCCTACACCGCAAAACAGGTCTAGTAACTTAATTGCGTACCTGCCGGCCTGTTGCCACATCTACCAACGTTATATCTAATAGCCCACAGCGCGTACATTGTAGGCATTTAACGTTAGGTGGCAGGTGATCCGATACTACGCGCTCTAGCTGTAGCGTTACCGTTTTGCATTGTCGGCAGTTAGCCTCAATATAAAGCATAGTTTTTAACACCTTTCTAACCTATAATAACAGGCTTAAAGCAAGCGGGGTTATAGTTTTTTCTTTCTATGATTACTTTTAATTTAGTTCTTTCTGTACCCTCTTCACCTGGCTTTTTATACAAAAATGGCTCTAAATCAAGTAATGCAGGTATAGGCAACATAAGTAAACCGTCTGTAAATCTAAAACAAACCCGGTGATAAGCTGTCGGTAGATCCTTAAAAATAGGCATACAGCTAAGCATTTGTATTTTAGAATAGTCAAACAACACCGGGTCGCTACTTGGTTGGTTAAGCCAGCGTAGCTCTAAATCACCTATGTAATTAGACCGCCCGCCTAAATCCCGTTCGTTTATGTGGTAATCACTTACATAAAAGGCCGGGGTAGGTGTAAGTACCCACGGGTAACAAGTAGTTAAATAATTGGCTAATACTTGTTCGTGTTTTGTACTTGTGTAACCGCCTTTAATTGGTATCACGGGCAGCTCTTTCAGTATCACTTAATAACTCATCTGGTACAGGCTCACGCTCTGCTATTGGGTCTAAGTTACGCCCGGCCTCTAATAAAACCTCTGCGTGGTCATCTGGTCTTAGCCATTTATCACCATACTGCCTTAGCCATACAGGCTCGCATTGGTTAGCTTTAACTTTATCGGGGCATAAATAGCCTTTGTATGGTTTGCCTGTTTTATTAGATAAACCCTCAATTAGCACTCTATGACCGTGTTTACATATTGGCGGCTCTGGCATTGGTTCACCCGCCCCTAGCTTGGCCTTTAACGCGCTTATAGACTCAGCCGCGGTAGGTACTGCCCCGCCTGCCCCGCGTGTCTGTAATGGGGCTTGTATGGCCTCTACCTTCTCCATATCTTGCCGTGTGGGCCTACCTGCACCGCCTGGCGTTAGCAAGCCGATAACACGCCCATAGGCAGACGTTACGCAGTTTTCTACCCAAAAATTAGCATTTACGCCGCGGTCTGATCTAACCTCTAGGGCATAATCTACAGCGCTTGGTTTTTCGTCCTCATAATTTTTATACGCCTCAGCTCTAATTAAGATATAACCGTTTTTTAGATCTATATCCTCTATATAGGCTATTAACCGTAAACCGGGAAACTCTGCCCGTGCTCTTTTAATTCTTGCGTTTACGTCCTCGTACCCGTCTAAAAAGCTCATTTAGTTACCTCTTTAAGCGCCTTAGCTATATTGCGCCCTCTTAGGTAACCATCACCGTGGCCCTCACGGTATCCCGTCCGGTAAGCCGCTAACATAAATAGGCCTACAATTAGCACCGTTAATGTAATTACTGCTATATCAGCTAACATATTTCACCCTTTGTTAAGGCTGATAGAACTACTACACTAAGTAGCCCTCTCAGCGTGTAGTAAAAGTATGAACCCTAACACCGACATAAGGCAACGCGACACGCTAGCGCTTTAATCTGTCCTCTAAAAGCATTTCATAGATCCGGTCTACTTGGCCCTCTATACGTTCAACCCGGCCTCTAAGGTTATGGCCGCCGTTACCGTCAGGCCTTAGTTCTGATAAATAAAACTTAACTAAATGGCGTACCAGCCCAACCCCTACCGCTGCAAGGCTACAAAGTCCTAGCGCTATAGCTAATAGGGTTTGGGCTTGGTTCATTACTTAGATCCTACGCCAAACTGTTTTTCATTAGGCTGTAAAGCCTTTACTAACGGCCCAATAAGACCGGCTACAAACGCATTAGCCAATACTTTAGGGTCTGTTATACCGGATATGTATAGAGCTGCAACGCTTGCTAGCGCGGCACGCCCATAGCTCCACGCAGCCGCCTCTAGTTTTTTCTTGTCCATTTTTGCTCCTAAATGCCCTTAGTTGATTTGTGTAAGTACCCCTACCGTATGAGTACCGGCAGCGGCAACAGCATATAGCGCTTCGTAATCACCCACGGGCACGGTTAAAACAACACCATTATCTAACTTAAAACCATTGTTTACGGTTACATCTGGCCCACCTAAGTAAATAGCACCCGCGCCTAGATTATGTAAAATAGCTGTTTGGTCAAAACGGGTTTCTGGCACGATAATTACCGGTGTAGTAGTAACGCTTACTTGCGCGCTAGTTGGCATTTTCTTGTCCTAACTTTGCAATTAGTTTAGCGGCTTTTTTAGCATTTACCGTTATTTCAAAGTGCATTTCATCTTTGCGGCTACGATAATCCCCGCCCCACGTTAGGCCATACTTTTTAGCTAAAGCTCTAATCATTGGCACTTTATCGGCTGGAAACGTACCTACAGCTGCTAACGGGTGTTTAGTCGCGTTTAGATCTATAGCTGTACCGCTGCTATGGCAACTTAGGCGGTCTGTGCTGCCGCGTACCATACGAAACGCATAGCCCCACTCATCTAGCGCCCCTTCATCTATTGGCTCTATTAGCGCGTGAAACTCAGCGGCAAAACCCACTAGCAAAGGTGCTACAGCCTCAGCGCATCTAAGTTTTCTATTAGTGCCGGGTACTGCATAACTTTTTATGCCAATTTCTGCCGGGTCTTTACTGGCAGGCCAGCCGTTATAGCTTGTTAGCATCATAATTTATTTTAGAATAATCCCTCAAGATTATGCTAGAGGCCTAAAGATTCCAAGTCCTCACTTGTAAGACCAAGCGCCGCTAATTTACCAATTGCAATTTTGCGTTTGGCTGTTGCTTCAGCTTTTGCTTGTGCCTCTAAGTTTTCAACTTGTTTAGATGCTGCATCAAATTCTTCTTTTGTAAAAGGATTTGCTTCAATAAAAGTAATACCTTCAAAATCATCACCGACAATAACATAGCCGCCTTCAGGGCGTAAGAATCTACAAATTTCTTGAATTGTCATTATGGTTTCACCTCCATTAAAAGAATAGTGCTTCTTGACGAAAAGCGTTGAGCATAAACATCACCAGATGAATCAGCGCTTGCTAATTGCATTTTGTAAGTTGTAGCACTAGTTGTTGCTGGAGAATCCAAGTAACAAGTAGAAATTGAACCTAATGAAAAATCGCCCGATCCGGTGCTTCGGTTAAATTGAAGTTCTGCTTGAACTTGTTGTATTGAAGTTGCACCTCTCATCAAACGATAGTTACCTTTACAGGAAGTGCCACCGCTAAGCATACATCCATTTAAAGAAACTAAAACAAGTATATTATTGCTGGCGGAAGTTGGAGTTATTGTTGCGGTTAATCCAGTATCAGCATAAGTTGAGCTTGCTGTGCTTGTTGAAGTAGCGTGTGAAGCGCCCACTACTTGAACAATGCTCCCTGTGCTTGCAGCAGCCCACTTAAGTCCAGTCGTTTCCGCAGAATCCGCTACAAGTGTGTAGCCATTTGTGCCTACTGCTAAGCGGCTAAAAGTATCTGCACCTGTTCCTACTACTAAATCGCCTTTAGCATCTATTGCAGTAGCCATAGAGTTAGTAATAGTTACCGTGCCGCTAGTGCCACCGCCGCTAATACCTACACCCGCGGTTACACCCTCTATATCACCTGTTGCGCCGCTAGCGGCCCACGCGCTACCTGTGTAATACCACAAGCTGTTATTATCTTTAGTGTAAGCAAACTGCCCTTCTTGCGGGCTAGTAATAGCTGCATCTCTAGCAGCCTCACTTGCAAAAACTAATACGCCTTGCATTAAATAGCCGTTTACGTCCGCGGCTGTTAAAACCTCACCTGTAGTAAAGGTCTTAAATCCTAAGCCCGCTGCCATTGTTCCCCCTAATAGGCCAATACGCCGGTGTCTAGCACCCCGTATAGGCTTGAGTCTAGTATAAAGCCGTC